GGCGCGTTATGTCTAGTAATAAAGTGCTTACCTCTACGCCAACAGATGACGCTTCTTACGTGGAATCGTCTACAATGTCTATTGTGTCGCCAACTCGTGGCTGGACTAAAACGTGGACAAATGACTTGCGGTCACCACGAAACAATTATGTGTTGACTAACACTACAACGAACATTGGGGGCGTTTTCGCCTACTTTAACGGTGAAGCCACAGCTGGCTCGTCATATATTGGCACACAGATCGTGTCGTGTGTTGTCGAATTTAACTCGCAACAGTAAATAGAACCCCAAAAGCAACGCTGCCGTCAGGCGGAGTCACGCTCAATAAAAACAGTGTCATAACTTTTTTTTGCCATATCAATAATAGCTCCTTTTGGGGAGAATCCCGGCGTGTAGGCGCACCGCAGTGCGCCGTAGATAACTCGAGCTTGCTCACCTCCGGGGAGCAAGCACAAGCGAGGGTTCTCGACCGAAGCACGTAGGCAGCCGAACACAGGGTTCGACTAAAGCTGCCTACACAACAAATTTTTTGTAACGTAATTTCGTATTAAAGAAAAGTCGCCTGAAGGTCATAGTATTACCCTTCAGGCTACGTCAACAATCAACATCATACAAAAATGAGCACTGCGAAGAGGCCTCAGGCCGTTAAATGGTGTTTCACCATCAATAATTATGTTGATGACGCTAAGGAGTTGGAACAACTTGTTGATAAAGCTGTCTATCTCGTATACGGACGCGAAATAGCTCCTGAGACTGGCACCCCTCACTTGCAGGGTTATGTCGTATTGCATAAGAAGTTAATGCTCACCGCCATGAAGAAATTGCACGCTACCGCGCATTGGGAGATTGCGATGGGAACCCATAAGCAGGCCTCCGATTACTGTAAAAAGGATAAAGATTTTGTCGAACATGGCGAATTGCCAGTTGAGCGCCACGTTAAGGGTGGTGCGGCTACCAAGCAGCGGTATGCCAATGCTATTGCATCTGCTAAAAAGGGCGATTTGGACTCTATCGAGCCAGATTTATTGCTTAAGCACTATAATACGCTTAAGCAGATCCGCGCTGATAATATGCGCGCTATGCCCGAGTTACCCGATTGTGCCGGTGTTTGGATATATGGGCCATCGGGGTCAGGAAAAAGTACGTATGCTCGTACCACGTATCCCGATTATTATTTGAAATCGCTTAATAAATGGTTTGACGGTTATTCTGGTCAAGATAACGTTATTCTCGAGGATGTCGATCCCGATGCTGGAAAGTTTCTTCGTCACCATTTGAAGCTTTGGTGCGATAAGCATGATTTTATATGCGAATGCAAGGGTTCTAGCATGCGTATACGTCCTAAGAAATTTATCATCACATCGCAGTATTCTATTGACGATGTTTTTCCCGATAAGGAAACTCGTGACGCTCTAAATCGCCGCTGTCAGGTGATTTATTTTGATAATCGCTTGCCTCGTTCAGCGCCTGTTATGCTCGAAAATGAGGATCTCTCTGATTTCGATTCTATGATGTAAACTCGTCCAAAAATTGGCGGGAAAAAATTCCCGTCGATAATTATTTTTGTATTAAAGAAAAGTTTCCCCACCATGTATGAGTACATCACGATGGTTTACTATGCTGCAAAACGTCCTCGAGCTCCGGCTAAAAAGAAGTACGCTGCGACGCGTGTACCTCGTTCTATGCCTCAATTTGCTCTTACTCCTTCTCGTCCGGGTAGCGCTGCCCTAATGGTTACCATGCGTCGTCTTATTGACGTTTATACTGGTACTGGCACTGGTAACGCTTCCGTTAAGATACTTACTAGTGATGTCGTTGATCAGAACGAATGGTCGCAATTTGCGGCTATGTATGCTAATTATCGTGTTAAAAAAATCACGGTCACATTCGTCCCCGCCGCTCCCATGGTTAATGCAACAGAGGGCGCGGGTTATCCTGCATCAACGGGGGCTTGCTGGCGCGTTATGTCTAGTAATAAAGTGCTTACCTCTACGCCAACAGATGACGCTTCTTACGTGGAATCGTCTACAATGTCTATTGTGTCGCCAACTCGTGGCTGGACTAAAACGTGGACAAA